GGTTAATTTAGTGCCTACAGGAGAACCACCTGCAACCTCTAATGAGCCTGTACCTGCTGGTTGGTCACTTGTGTCTAGTGTGTGAGTGTGTGCTGGTATTTGATTTACTGTTAATGTATGAGTTTTAGCACCGCCTGTTTCTTCTGCTGAGTCAAAGTCTGTATCTGAAGAATCCAAACCAACCATTACTCTACCAGCTCCAAATGCCATCCATGTACCAAAACCAAGTAAAGTTGCTGGATTTGTGCTTACACTTGCGTTGATATAAACAGATCCTACTGGATATACTTTTTCTAAAACATTAGTTCCATTTATTTGTAATTCACCACCAGTAGTATTTACATTACCGCTAGCAGTAACGGTTGTTGCGGCTACTGTAGAAGCTGTAGTTGCACCTATAGTGGTACCGTCTATTGCGCCACCGTTAATATCAACCGTTGTTAAGGTTGTTGTGCCACTAATAGTTGCACTATTTAAAGTTGCTAGGCCTGTTGTTGATATGGTTGTAAATGCACCAGTTGATGCTGAATTTGCACCAATCGGAGTTCCGTCAACCGCACCACCGTTTACATCTATAGAGGAGAATGACGCTGTGCCTGTAGATGTTAGTGTGCCTGCAACAGTTAAAGTTTTACCAGAACCAA